TCTGTTTCATGATAATATTCAAATCCTGCACTCTTTAATACCTCAATACTTCTATCTTTCTGGCTGTAGTCTTTATCGACATATCCCTCGATTTCACGACAACCTCTTGATACCGCAATCTTAATAATTTGTGAAAAAAGTAACCAACAATATCTCTTATTTCTGTATTCAGGTTTTGTATAAATATCCCAAACGCAGAGTATCTTATCTTCCTGACTATACGTAAAAAATCCATACTCTTCCTCATGATAGTGTTTATTATCTGATTCAAGCAAATAGTCTATTAACATTTGACTCATTCATAGCCTCATTTAATAACCTCAGAGATTCCTCTGGATTATAAGATCCCTCAACTTCAGTAAAGGACCATGATTTTATTCCTGATCTAGTATAATAAATTCCACCTTTTACGTCCATTGGAAATACTACTGCTTTCTCATTATAAGTAGTTAGAATAGATTCTTCACTATCTTCTACTCTAATCCATACACCATTCTCTTCAACTATGTGTGATCCGGTAACAAAATCACCTCTATACATATAAATAGGAGCGAAGGCATAGGCTTGACCTATAGCAGTTACTTCTCCTGTAGAAGTCATATCACCTAGTTCTATATATTTAATATTCTTGTATGTACCATCTGCCATTACTATTTCTGTTCCTGCCATGAAACAGGCTGCTGCTGCACTAGCTGCGGCTGCTCTCTCTGCTGCGGCTGCTTGTAGGGCTGCTGATCTTTCAGCAGATCCCATAGAAGCGAATCCTAATCCTGATTGTAATACAATATCTTTTTCCTTGGCTATTTGACCTAGATCAAATCCCTTAATTTCTCCAGTAAATTGAGCAAAATCTTTTAAGCCCTGAGTTCTAGCATCTCTATCTCCTATAAAGAGATCTCTTTCCACATTAGCCTTAGACTGTATTCCACCTATAGCTACATCTCTTAATTGAGCACCTGCTGCTCCACCTTTTACACCTGCTCTAGCTAAGGCACTCTGTAATGCTCTAGACTGAGAACTTGTAGCCTGGTTAATACCAGAGAACATTTGTTCTTTTCTAGCTACTAATTCTTCTGCACTAAATCCCTTAGAAAGATCTGACAATCTACTCTCTATACCCTGAATAGTAGAATCTGTACCTAAGCGTCCTAATCCTTCAGGTCCTAATACTGCTTCACCAAATTGAGATCCTTTTACTAATTCTCTTTCTTGAGCACTCATGACTCGGGTAGGATCTGCTATAATAGCTTGATTAGAAGCTATTCCACTCTGCAATCCTGATATTTCTTTTTGTAAAGAATCTCTTTGTTGAGTATATTGTATAAAAGCAGGATCAATGTTTAAATTATTTAAGCTAGGATTCCCTCCCTGCTGAATAGGGGCTTTCACTTCTTGTAATCCTGCAAATTTATCTTGAGCCGCTTTAAGAGCTGCCTGTTGAGCAGTAATATTAGCTTGAGCACTTGTAACTGCTCCTGCTGCAAATTGATTAGTTAGGTTTTGTGATATACTGCTCTTAGTTTCTTCTGCCATTTTAATTACCTCATAAAAATTACTTTTATTGTTACTTCATTACTTCCATTATTTATTAAATATACATGGTTTAAATCCCATGGAGTAGTAGTATCCTTAGTTACTAACCCATCACCTTCCTGACTTACAATTATATAGCGAGAAGGGATAAAGGTCAATGTATTCCGTATCTTAGCTATAGCTCCACTAGCGATAGTAACACCTATTTCCATGTTTTCAAAGTTCTCATATAGTGTAAGTCTTTGTAATCCTACAGATAATTCTCTAAGTATCTCTTTAATCTCTGTAAGTCCTACAAGTCTAAACTTCATTCTTTAAGCCTTGCCTGGAAAGGAGCCGTTACTTCTAATTCATAACCACTAATTAATATGTTCTCATGTAGTATATTATTAGCAAAGCTAATTCTAATACTCTTAGCCTTTCTACTTAATAATCTACTCTTAATAGAGGGTATCCTATTTTCTCCCCATGGAAAATCTCCCCATGGACTATTACCCCATCCTGAGGCTCCTCCTGAGAAATCCTGGGTTAAGCTAGTTACATCTGCTGTATCATAATCATGCTGAGTAGTAGTTGTTAATACAAATGTAGAGGCTTCAAAATCTTCTGCTGTTATGTCTAGAGAGAATACTTTAATCCGTAAGAATTTCTTCCATATAGAGGGTTCTCCCATAGCTTCCCAATGACTTCTAAAAGTAAATGATATAGGAGCAGTATGATCTGCATAATCATTAGCATTAGAGTTCATTAAAACCTTTCTAGTTCTCTTAACTACAGCAGAAGCCGCACTATCAAAAGTAGATTCTATAAAATATAGATTCCCTGTAGCATCTTCAGTAATGCCTCCTGATATATCAAAGTTAGACCACTCTAACCATGCTCCCCAATAAGTATCATAAACAAATACTCTAGTAGTAATATCTTCAATATATAATTCACCTGATATATTTGTATAAGTAGGAAGTATTAGTATAAATTTATTATTATCTACCCAATGGTAAGATATAGCTCTATTAAAAGAGAATGTATTACCATGTTTGAATATAGGCTCAATTCCAGAACTTTCTTCTTTAACCTGATTCTGTACAATAGAGTACACACCATGCTGACCTAAAAACCATAATCTACCCTGAATTTCCTGGATAGTATTATGAGACTTACATCCTAATCCACCTTTTGTAATAATATCTACTGCAAAAGAGGAATCTAACTCACCTGTAACCGCTCCAATAGAATCATCTTTAAAAATATATAAAGTATTATCTAGAGATTTAATAGCGGTATTAATGGCTCCTGTAGGAGATTCTACTATAAAACTATTATCAGGGTCAGGGAAGTATTCATTAGAATCTATATCAGCATAATATACGTGGTTAGGGAATCCATCTCTACCTGTTAATACTATGGTTCCTCTCCATACATCAATATACTTACATGTAGGGGCTACTGAATGAGGCTTAGAGGGTTCTATTAATTCTTCCTTTAAAGCCCCATCTGCAATATTATCAATATAGTTAAATGTAGAGGTAGTACCATCATTGGCAAAAGAGGCTACTCTATAAAATATAGATCCTCCTACCTGAGTTCTCCATAAGTTAATCTTTAATCCTGCTGAAACAATATCACCACTAACTACACTTATAGCGGCTCCTTCAAATGTAGCACTAGTAGTAGTTGTACTTAATACTTTCCTAACCTCAATATCAGAGGTAACATTGTTTAATATACATATACTATCTCCTGCCTTAATGGTATGTCCTACAGCAAGAGTTATAGGATTAGCTGTAGCAGTAGCATCAATAGTACCCTGGTCAGTATTATAACCAGTAGTATTTTGTAAATTAGATAAGGTAAATTCTATTTGTTCTGAAGATAGAGTATCTGTATATACAGCAGAGGCATTACTCTCAATTATATTACCCTTGGCATCTATATACTCATAGGTATATTTCCACTTATATGCTCCAGATAAAGCTCCTGCTGTCTTACCTACAAAGACTAACGCACTAGGAGAAGGTATACATGCATTATATACTCTGTTACCATCGTACTTTTTTAAAGGATCCGTAGAGGCAATATATAAAACATCATTAACAGATGCAAAGGATGCGTTTTCAAAATTAGTATTATTTCTATTAGAATAGTGAGTAGCAAAAGGAGCACTACTACCATTTGGTATAGTTACGGTTTCATATAGAACAAAATCTACATTAGTTCCAGTAGATTCAATTGTTATATTTGTTTGAACAGGTATAAAGGCAGCAGGTTCCGTAGTAACCCCTGTAGATGAACATGAGAAATCTGTAAGGGCATTAATCTCTGATATAAGAGTAGCTAAATCTACAAATGATAATTCTAATCCATTACCTAAGTTTCTATTATATATTATAGCTCCATCTTCATATATATTAAAATAGAAGTTATTATCAGATGCCTCTACTAACATATCAAAGTAGGCACTTGTAGATCCCGTATATGTAATAGTAAAGAAATCATCTACTAATTTATACATATTGTTATCTACTGTTAATTGCTCCTTAGTTACCGTAGTAGAAGAAAGAGTAGTAACATTAACATAATCAGAGGCTCCTAAGCCTCCCTTAGTTCTAGTGGCATATTGCCATCCATTTCTCTTACTTAGAGCACCTGTACTTCTAAGGGTACAGTTCTTCATTTCCGTAGCAGAACCATTCTCTCTTAGTAAATCAGATACTCTAAGATCTAATCCTTTAAAAGAGTTAAATGATTTTACTAGGTTATGATCTGTACTCACTAACTCCACCATTCCTGAAAGTGATCACCTATCTCAGGTATCCTCACTATATCTTCTTCTATATCGGCATAAGAATCTACTATCTCAGCTTCCATGGCAAGTAGTTCATCTTGCTGTTCTGTACTATCTATAGAGGAATCTCTCTTTAATATTTTCCAGGCACAATAGGCAATGAAATATCTTTCTACTGTATCCGGAAATTCACTATGAGTAGTAGCCTGTTTACCTCTAACAATATAATCACCTACACTAATAGATTCTCCACTTTCATAAGTAAAGGAACTAGTAATAGTAATTATACCTGTAGTAGTATCAATAGAATCATATTCAATGTTCTTCATCTTAACATTACCATTTCTATCCACTACTGTAAAATAGTTATCTTTTAATAGTTCTGTACTATCTATGGTATCAGTAGATACATTAAAGGCTAGAGCTGTTATTGTACTTGTACCACTATCTAGGGTTACAGATGCTACAGAACCTCTTCTCTTATCTAGTTTTAGAGGAGCCTTAACATATAATACTCTTAATAATCCACCTCTATCTGGTACAGGAGTAAGGGTAATAGAGTTATTCTTTCTAATATAACCCATTGGTAGACCCTCAATTCCTGACATTCTATTATGAATCTGGGTTAATTCCAATTTATAATAATCTTCTACATCATTGGTATCAGAGTATTCTACTTGAACTACTTTATTACTTAGAAATATATCACTAGGTAGAGTATATTCTTCCTGATCTACTACCACGTTATATGTCTTTTCACCAATGAATACTGAAGGATGTTTCTGAATTATAAGAGAGTGAAGTCTATGTTGAGCATCATTAATGAATCTTAAAAACTCTTCATCTTGAATACCAACGGTATCACTAATATTGACAATATCATTTTCTGTATGTCTCCTAACATCTTCTATTAGGTAGTCTATTCTTCTCATATTTATTTATTCTTTTTCTTAGGATTAATAAGATCAAATCTTCTTGTAAGACTTCCTATAGCATTATTCTTACGAAATTCCTTTGCCTTCCTTTCTTTCTCAGCTTTCTCTGCTCTTTCCTTTTCTCTCTTTTCTGATTCTTCTGACATATTATCTCCCACCTAAGTTTACACTT